GGAGAGACGCGACTAACGACCTGATAAGATGCTCCTACGCTAACAGCATAAGGCAGTACGAATGTCGTTCGGTTTGATGAAGCGTCGTAGGTGATGCTAAGGCAATCCTCGTCAGTTATACGCATGTCGAGGTTTGTCAGATGGTCAACATCCAGACTATCGGTTCTCTTCTCTGAAAGGTCGATCTTAACAAGATCAACTTCCGATCCGCGCTGTAGAACGAGATAAAGGACAGAGTTCAAGAACTCTGCGCTAAGTACATCGGCACCGTTGAAGGTCCAACGCCCCCACGCCGACTGAAGCTTCTGGTTACCGTTCCAGAAAAAGTTGTACGCATACACCGTTCCCGTCTCGCCGGTCGCCAGCGCGACAAGAGTGTTCTCCGTTTGAGACACGGACATCTTGCGGACTGTTCCTTTGATGTACTTGGGAACATGCGATGTCACCTCAGGCGCATCAGGGCGCTGGCTAACAGGATCGACAACGAACTCCCTTATGCCTGCATACTGTGAGCGGGGCGCTGGGAAATATACGGCGCGGTCCGTCGCAACCGGCTGCGTCTGTGGCACGCTCTCAAAGCGCGTTACGGTAGCAGTTGAGGCGGACTTCGGCGTCAGTAAGTCGCCGCCTGTGAGGGTGAAGACAGGCTTGTCAGAGAACAGAAGCAGGTTCTTATCGAACTCAACCGCACTTCTCAATACGGCCACTTGGTTGACCGACACGTCAATAGGATCGGTGTCTAGTACAGCCGTGACAGTAGTTCTGAAGAAGTTGAAGAACTTCCCGGTCTCGGAACAGACAGTGTTGCTGTCAGCCAAGAAGACTAGGCGGTCTTTGTGAAAGACGACATCGTTTATGGTCTGCCCGACGATTGACGGAACGGGAGCGGTATCGTCATCCCCAACCTTGCGGTCGGTCCAAGTTGCTTCCTTAAACGTGAACGTGCCATCCCCGTTGCGGATAAGAACATGAGGCATGGAGGCAGGAGCTAGCTTGTACTTTATACCTTCAGCAATCGTCTCAGCCCAAGTGCCGCTATCCATTGAACCCGGCGTGTTAGGCACGAACTTCACATAGTAGTTATCGAAGGTGTTGGTTTGGTCTCCGATGACTTCGATGTGGTAGCCGTCAGGCGCAATCGTGGGAAGGTCCGTGAAGTTCTGAACCGTCTTAGTGAATGCGCGGAGGTCGATGTCGGTATTCGGACCATACGCTCTGACATCAAGCGGTGTGGCGCTAGTTACCCATACAGTCGCGCGATCCACTGTAGCGGTTACGCCCGCTGAGACGAGTAAGTCTGCAAGACCTTTAGCGATGTCGGCTGCGCTGGGAGGTGTTTCGTGATGCGTGTGGTAAGTGAAAGCCGTTCCACCAACCGTGACGGTGTAGTCATAGTCTAGCTCGACCTGTTTCACGAATATCAGCGCCTCGTATCCACGCGTAGTGGTAAGGTCTGCCTCCATCTCAACTGTTACACTGTTGTTAGCGATGAAGGTGTAGTCAGCAATCGTGATGGCGCGGAACGTGGTTGAAGGCGTAACGCTTGAGAGATAGTCCGTCCCATCTGGGAAGGTCACCGTCTTCTCTACACCAGCAATATCGAAGACACGCAAAGCACCATTCGTCAGAACGACTTCGTATTGCTCTGTTCCATCACGGTCGATGGTGTGTACGTAACAATCGCCAATCGAACTGTTTGAAAGGCGGGCAATGAACTCAGTGGGAGGCCTCTTCTTGTTGCCTTCCACTAGAGACGGGTAACAATTCAACTGCTCTTCCATCTGCGATGAACGGCGCAGAGATGCGGCCTGCTGCGACACCCCACCAACGAGGGACGGCAGTGTTCTACTTACAGGGGCCAAAGTGTTTCCTTAGTGGGATTTGAAGTGATAGTCGCCGGTCTCCGCTTCGTAATTCTGAAGCGCGACCCATGCGGCCATTTCGTCTTGCGCCGAGTATGTGTGAGCATCGGCAAGCCCCTCCGCGTTGTCTTGGAAGACGCGCGCGGCACGCACAGCCACATAGCTGCGGGCAACTTGAGGCAGTTCCTCAAAGGCGAACATCATCACAACCTTCGCCTTAAGCGTGGTCTGGAACTCAAAGCTGTGTGCCTTACGGTCGTAGAGACGGTTACCGCGCTGCACGACATCCATCTCACACTTGCGCACTTCGACAGTGACTATGTTGGGAGGGATGACGATGAAGTTGTCAGCGTTGGGAGATAGCGAATAGTCCTTCTCAGTATTGAAGTCCCATCCGGCGCTCTGTACCTGACGGCTAATGTCTCGCAGGGTATCAACGGCCTGCTGCACGTCCACGTCTGCAACGTCCAGAGATGTGGCAGGAGACATGCCGATTGTGCGGATCATAGCGTTGACCGCTTCAATCTCAGTGGTAGGTGCCATAATATCGGCCATTGGATTTCCGAAAAATCAGGGGAACCCCAACGATGTGTTGAGGTTCCCCCTTAGGTGGATTGGATTGGTGCCTATTACGGCGTGGCGATTTCGACGCCAGCGTCAGGACGCAGGCCACCGTGGCCCATCGCGTACTTCGCCACGATCAAGGTGCCCTGACGGGAGACCTGATATTCCTTCTCAACCGCCAGATCGAGCAGCTTCACAGTGCCGATGGCGCTGCGCTGCATGGCGACAGCAACGGTCTTCGAGAAGTCACCGTGATAGGTGTTACCCGAGGACACGCCGGTTTCAGCCGAGGCGATGTTCGTGGAAGGCACATTGTTGCTCTTCACGATGCCGACGCCAGCGACCTTGTAGATCGTGCCATCCGCATAGACGCCCGAGCCACCCCAATCACGGTTGATGGTCTTGGTCGTCTGCACCAGCAGGTAATACTGCGCGGGCTTCACGATGACCGAACGGTCGCTCGTGGGGATGTTCTTTTCATCGAACACCTGAGCGGCGTTGTAGATCAGTCCCGCCAGGATGTCGCCATCCGTAGCAGCGTTGGCATTGGTCAGCGTGGAGCCGCCGTTACCACCAGTGATGGTGGCCGAGGCGCGAGCATTGAGCACCGCAACCTGCAAGCACTGCTTGTCCGCCTTCAGGGCCAGGGCTTCGCCCAACTGCTTGGCGTATTCGCCGCGATAGTCGAAGTGGCTCATGGCTTCGTCGATGTTCGCAACGAACACAGGCGCAGTCAGCAAGCTGTCAATTGAGATGGTCTTCTCGTTGCCCAGGATGGTCTGGCCGGTCATTTCGGTACCGGGGACGTGGTACGACGCAGTGGCCGTACCGATAGCGGGGAACTGCTTCCCCTAAGGCTGCGATTGCTCGCAGGATCGGACTATACCTTCAACCATTCTATTGCATTCATCAGACACTCTACACTGTCCTTGAAGCCACCTAAGGCCAAGTTACATTGCCCACACAACAAACCGCGTATGCGTCCAGTTGCGTGATCGTGATCCACAGCAAACGCCTTGTAGCGCTTGGAGTAGAGGCGCGTGTGACAGATGCCACATTTGCCGTGCTGATGGGTATACATGCGACGATAATCTTCTTCAGAGACGCCTAACGTCTTCTGCCGTTGATCTATGATCCTACAAGCCTTGCAAGTAGTATCGAGGCGTCCTTCACGGTTCTTCTTATAGAACTGGTCAGGCGCTTTCGTCGTGCTGCACTTTGCGCAGCATATGGTTGCACCGTGTCTAGTCTCTCGCCCTTGTCGCGTATTGCGAACACTTGGGTCGGGATTGCCTACGTGAGGTTTCCCCGAGTTTACGGTGTGTTTAGAGTCGGCCCAGTTCATTTTAAAATGGGTTAAGCCGACTTGCCGCTCGCAATGGAGCGGGTAACGTGAAGGTTCATCATCACGTTGTTCGCGTTGAACGAGGTCAGGATTTCGCCAGGGAAGACCTTCAGGAACAGCGCGTCGGTCGCACCCGAACCATTGATCTGGCCGGGGCGCGAGGGAGTATAATCAGTCATGTTGTTTTGAAACTCGTGAGTAGGTTTGAGGAAGAACTTGTTCCCTCGAACTGCACTCACACCGACACACAAGGTTGTCCTCCGCAGAGGGCCAAGTAGACGTGTGTGGTATTGTCCGTAGAAAAGTCGCCGCCTAAAAAGGTCAGCGCGACTTGGAAAGACCCACCCACTAGCTAGAGCAGTTGCCTCAAACGACAATTGACTGGTAGCTAGTAGGCAGGCAGGACGGACCTAAGTTATTCTTTGTTTGTCAGAAGACCGCGCACTTTGCCGAGTTTGCTATCGCAATCATCGTATGCGTCTGAAAGGTCGTTGACGTAATTGGAGACAGCTTGGCTCCATTTCAATTTGTCTTGAAGCGTAGCGTTGTCCGGCTCAGGTGGCCTGCGCTTGCAGGTCAGTAGCGACGGATCAACGACTGCCGCTGTGGGCGTTTCGCAAGCTGTCAAAAGTGTGCAAGAGAACAGGAGGAATGCTCCCGTCCTCAGTCTGGATGTCAGCCAATGGCGCATTCAGAATGTGGTCCTTGATGGTGTCATGGATGACGGCACGTTTGCCCTCGTCCTTGGTCTCTTGGATCACGGCCTTATCGGATTTGACCGTACCCTTGAGCGTTGTGATCTGCGTGGCCTGCGTTGTGATCGTCTTGTCCTGACTGGCGTTGTGCCAACAGAGGAAGACGATCACGACTGCTACAGCCAGCCCAAGCAGGACATAAGGGTTCTTAAACAGCCAGCTTAGGCCGGACTTAAGCCAGCCAAAGAGCAAACTGAACACGAGACTAATGATCGTCATGTAGCCTTGCCTTGATGACTTCTGCCAAAACGCCATCGCCCTTCACTTCGTAATGTAGGTAGCCGAGGATGACGGAAAGGAAGATGCCATCGGTTAGGACCAGTTCAACAGTCCGCAACCAAACGGTCTGCGGCGATGTCATAATGATCCATGTGAGATGGAAGGCGCACAGGAGCCACGTCATATAGACGAGGATCAACCTGTGCATCTTCGAGGACTTGGGCTTACCCTCGTCCATATTACCGTTTGCGAACGTCCGACCGCATGGCCTTCTGTTCAACACCTTTGGTGTAGGCAGGGTCTTTGCCGTAACGCGGATCGCGCATTGCTTCCTGAACCTGTTCCCACGAGTCGAACACATCACCAGTCACGCGAGCATTACCGCCGATCAGCGTAGGATCACGGCCTTCGGCAGCTTCGTACTGCGCCTTAAGCGCCTGTACAGCCGCCTTCACGATGCCCGGCTTGCCACTCGATACAGCGTCGTTGAACTCGCTAATCTCGTTCGGCTTCAGGCCATCCTTAGCCCAAGCCATCATGTTGGCGTAACCTTCGTCTCCACCAGCAATGGCTTTGACTTCCGTGATGATAGCCTGCGCAGTGGCATTGGTGTCCACATTGGCGGCTTCCTGCCCGCGAATGAACTGGTCAACCGTGGCCTTTGAGAAACCCTTAGCTTCCAGTTTGGCGTAGCTATCATCCGACAGCTTGCCATCCTTGCCGTATTCCGCAGTGAACTCCCCCAGGTCCAGGCCAGCGGCCTTCAGAACGGTGGTGACGTTCTCTTCGACTTCAGACTTCGGCGGTTCCTTCTTTTCTTCAGGCTTATTTTCGCCTTCAGCCGCAGGAGCCTGTTCGCCTTCCTTGGTGGCCGGGGCACCCTGCTTCTTCTCAAGCTCCGCATAGGAAGCGAGAAGAGCATCGGTATTGACCGTACCATCAGCGTTCTTGAACTTGTCAGGAACGACCGGCGCGGCAACTACCGGCGCGGGTGCTTCAGGACCAGTCTCAGGGGTCTGGATGGAAACGCCAGCAGCGTCAGCCATTATTCAGCCACCGGCTTCTTACCGTGATCGACGCGGCGTGTGCCTTCGTGCCAGCCAGGAAGAGCGCCCTTGTCTTTCGGCTTTTCGTCCTTGGCTTTGTTCTGTTCGTTATTGCTGTTGGGATTGCTCATTTTGTCCGTTCTGTTCTGTTGCAGCGGTCATAGTGTTGCCAACGTGGTTGATGACGTTGGGTGCAACGCGTGCCGCCAATTGCGCCTGTTGAGCCTGCTGTCTCGCCTGTGCCACCTGATCTTCGGTCTTCACCAACCCCTCAGGGTCAATGCCATCAGCACTAGCCAAGCGAGAGATGAAGTCGGAGCCATTGATGTATTCGAGAGCTTGAGGTCCAAGGACTTGTTCAAGGGTTGTTGCGAACTGCACGAGCTTGTTACGGTCATTGCCGCGTCCAAGCGCTTCAATGCCGGTGACGATGGAGACTTT